TTGTACCCTGATTGTCACAGAGGGTGACTCAGCAAAGACGTTGGCCGTCGCCGGTCTCTCCGTTGTTGGTCGCGATCACTATGGTGTCTTCCCACTCAGGGGTAAATGTAAGAACGTGAGAGATGTATCTGTGGCACAACTCACTTCGAATCAAGAGTTTAATGATCTCAAGAAGATTTTAGGTCTTCAACAAGGTAAAGAATATAAGACTGTCTCCGATCTTCGATATGGACGCTTAATGATCATGACAGATGCAGACAATGATGGAAGTCATATCAAGGGTCTCATCCTGAACATGATTCATTATTTCTGGCCGAGTCTTTTGAAATTGAACTTTGTGGTGAGTATGGTGACACCAATCATTAAGGCTTCGAAGGGTTCACAGAGTAAGTCTTTCTATACAGACTCTGCGTTTAGGACATGGTATGGTAATGGGAAAGATGGGTGGCGGGTCAAGTACTATAAGGGTTTGGGTACTTCTACATCAGCAGAGGCGAGGGAATACTTCAAGAAGATACAAGATTTGACTGTCAGGTTTGAGATGGATAAAATGACAGATGCCTCAATCGTTCTTGCTTTTGACAAGAAAAAGGCAGATGATCGAAAAGTATGGCTTCTCGAGAATACAGCAAAGGATGCTAATCAACTTGAAGTACCCTATGGGAGTGTGAAACAATTGGACATCACCGACTTTGTACATAAGGATTTGGTCAATTTCAGTCTTGCAGATCTAAAGCGTTCCATCGCACATATGGCGGATGGTCTCAAACCGTCACAACGTAAGGTTATGTTTGCATGCTTCAAGAAGAATCTCAAAGATGAAATGAAGGTTGCCCAATTGGCTGCATTTGTAGCTGAGAAGAGTGCTTACCATCATGGTGAAGTGTCTCTCGCAGATACAATTGTGAAGTTGGCGAATGATTACACTGGGTCTAACAATATCAATCTTTTGGAGCCATGTGGTCAGTTCGGTACAAGGCTTATGGGTGGGAAGGATGCGTCACAAACGAGATACATCTTCACGAAGCTTACCAAGGAGGCTCGGAAAATCTTCGATCCCAAAGATGATGCGATTCTGAATTATCTTGATGATGATGGTCGCTCCATTGAACCAGACTTTTACATGCCAACATTACCGATGGTTCTTGTGAATGGGACCGAAGGTATTGGTACAGGGTTTAGTTGCTATGTCCCCCCTTTCAATCCCGATGATATTAAGGCAAACATCACTCGAATCTTGGAAGGTGAAGAAATAGTTGATATGCGACCTTGGTTCAGGGGGTTCAAGGGTGTAGTACACAAGGAGGAGGATACATGGATGATGGAGGGTGTATGGAAATGGTCAGGAACTAATATCGTGGTAACTGAATTACCCCCAGGTCGATGGACCCAAGACTATAAGGAATATCTCGATGGTCTAGTTGAAAAGAAATTGATTGGAGGATTCGTTAATAACTCCACAACCGACGATGTTCACTTTGAAATCATGGAGTATACAGGGAGGGATTTACTCAAAGATCTCAAACTGAGAAAGACCTTCCGCGTGTCAAATATGCACCTCTTCCATCCCACGAAGGGTATTCATAAGTACACCAGTCCTGAAGAAATTCTCAAAGACTTTGTGGAACTCCGTATAGAACATTATAAGAAGAGGAAGACTCATCTCATTGACGTACTCCAGAAGAAGACAGATATTTCTGGGTACCGTGCGAAATTTGTGTCGATGGTCATTGAAGGGAAGTTGGTGGTTTTCAGAAGAAAGAAGCAGGAACTCGAACAGGAAATATCGATTACATTCCCCAAGGTGGATGGTTCGTGGGACTATCTTCTGAACATCAAGACGGTCGAGTATACAGAGGAACGTGTTGAAGCTCTCATGAAAGAAGCTACACAGGCGAAGAAGGATTTGGGGAGTATGATGAAGACCGATCATATCGATATGTGGAGGATGGACATTAAAAATATGTAGACAACTATTAAGATGCCCACCTCAAGTGGTGCCGGAGTGTCACTCAGTGCCATAGGCAAACAAGAGTCATACATTCATAGCGACAATATAGACGAATCCATTTTTAATTATGATTTGAAGAAACATTCTAATTTTACAAAGTTTCACAGAACCACTATAGTTAATAGAAGCCCTACATCTCCCTCGTGGCCCTTCAACGAACGTATCAAGGTAACATTCAATCCTCGTAATATGGGTGATCTTCTGAGTAATATGTACCTACTCATCAACTTACCCGGACTATCAACTGGTCAAAACTACGCTGATCAGATCGGTCGTCATCTTATTAAATCCGTCACGATGCGTGTTGATGGGATTGAAGTTGAAAAGATTTACGACGATTGGATGGTCATTAACGATGAGTTGTATATTGAGGTTTCAGAAAAGGTTGCAAACCGTGCTAGTTTAAATAGAATGTTGGGGTTTGACGCAACAACTAAGAATGGCGTCTATGCATCTCTTGATTCTGAAGTGATTATACCTTTACCATTCTTCTTTTCACGAAAATATTCGAGTGATGAATACAAAACAAATGAACCCAATAGACCATTCTTTCCACTATGTGCGATCCACAAACAAAAGATTGAATTTGAATTTGAATTTCATACACAAAAATTTTTCACAACAGAGCCACCAGAACCAACACCTATCACATTGGCTAATTTTAAGATTGTAACAGAAGAATTTACTATAGACCCAAACGAACGCATTTATTTAAAGAATCGCCCATACACAATGATTACCGATGTGATCAGTAAACACCCAACGTCACAGACAGTCGTTGGTGTAGATACTATACGCACAGATCTCGTACCAAATAACCGAGTTAAATCTATTCATTGGTTTTTACGTAATACTGATTTCGAAGATACGAATATAGCTACATTCTCTCCACTATTAGATATATATACGATTCATCTGCGAGAGACAAATTCATGGAATGGGGCGTTCACATTAAAGAATATTTCATTTTTTACCACACTTACACAGGGTGGTGTGACAACATTCTCTCGTGTTGGCTTTGTTGGAACACCCACCCCATTTGGTAACGATGTGAGTAATACTGAAAAGGTTGGTGTATTATTTTCGACCGAGTACAATATCGTGCCATGGACAGGTGACCCTGGGTCAGATAATCCAATCATAACCGTTACCGTACCCGCAAATTCATTCATTGAGAAATTCACTTTTGAATTTTACACAGAGCCATCTTCAAGGACTGTTACTGGAAAACGATACACAAATATACCAGGTTTTGTCATTGTAAAAAATGATAACAGATCACCTGTCCTCCTAAATTCCCAAAAAATATCAAATTTTGTAAGTCTCAGACAAGAAACGTTCACACAGTCTTATAGTATCGAACTTGATGCAACGGAATTTAGGGTACCTGATGCAAACTTTACAGACTATTACTATATTCAGAATAGATTCAACTTTTCAACGACACCCGATTTCGATGAGACATTCACCTTTTTTAATCCAGTGATGAAGAGTGCGAAATTCTTTATTCAGGGTGTTGATTTACCAAATATTTCAAGTACTACAGATTCGTACTACAAATACATGATACCATATCAAAAACGTTTATCTAAACCAGTGAGAAATATTTATACATATTCATTCGCTATTCATCCAATTAATGTCAATCCATCGGGTAGTTTAGACTTTAGTGAAATCAAATCAGATAAAACAAGTTTAGAAATACAATTACAACCAGGTCTTGAGGATGTATACACTTTATATATTTATTATACCGGATATCAAACATTTACATTCGAAAATGGTTTCATGTCACTCGTTTACTAAACAGTGTATGTTTATTTTCAGAGATGTACTCGATGATCCGATTCTTAATACACCATTTGATGAAATTTAACTGAGCAATAGTCGTTTGAATTTCATGAGATGTTCCCGGGATTATGTAGGTAAACTTTGAAGAACGAGCAAATGGATCGAATAATTTTTTACTGTACCCATCGAGACTCGATTTATAAGCACAGTGTACAGTGAAGAGACGACCGTTATTGGTCGTGTAGGAAGTATGATGCTTCTTAGCATAATTGGTGATGAACCATTCGATATTTCTGAGAGAGATGCCCCCAGATTTATCTAGGATGCTTAGCAATGTGGATTTATTCTTGTCGTCGGAATAGAAGTCGTTTACGGAAGTTAGTAGAATGTCTGTTTTACTCATGTCTTCTATAATACAGAATTGAAATCTATAAGCCCTTTACTTTCTAATTCAACTGTTGGAATTGTTGACGTGTCATCAATCAATTCAATGGTGTGTCTACGCACCAGTTGTGAGTGGTGATGCTTACAATATCCATCATACTTTGCTCCGAGGTTACAGCGAGACATATTCTTTTTAAGACCCCTACAAACGTTATCATTTTCCAATGGAGCGTCACGTAATAGAAATTTATAGGGAATGGCGTAATTACTTGCTATGACTTGCAAGTAATCACTGTATGAACTATGTATCGATCGAGCCTTGTCGATGTATTGTTTGCGTTCTTCTACTATTTCATCCTTCTTATTTTTCATTGACTGTTTCTGTTCCTCTTTTATTATTCGAAGTTCATTCTGATGTATCGATTTTTGTTTCTGATGTTCTTCTTTCAGTTCATCAATAATCTTTTTTGTCGCATCTTTATTGTCACTTTTATGATTTATAACTTCTTCCCTAAATT